AGACAGACAGAATCATCTGGAGTCTCCAAGGGCGGTTTGAGCATGGGCGAATTGTGCTGAACTCTGAAGAAGATTGGGATGATTTCACCGATCAACTCTTGATGTTTCCTGCCAATGGCGTACACGATGATCTTCCTGATGCTTTGAGTTATATTGACCAATTGGCTGTAACATCTTACTTTGAGGGTGAAGAAGATGATGAGTGGGAGCCTGTAGACATCATATCGGGGGTTTAATGGCAACAGATAAGCAAGAAAAGCTAGAGCAAAATGAGTTTTATGAGCCTACTGAGGCTGATAAAGAACTGACTGATTTTGTTGTTGACCATTGCAATCGCTGGCGTGACTATCGGGATACCAACTTCCTTCCAGATTGGCTTGAATACGAGCGAATCTTTCGTGGACAGTGGGCATCTGAAGACAAAACCCGTGAGTCTGAGCGTTCACGCATCGTAACCCCTGCCACCCAACAAGCTGTAGAGACTCGCCATGCTGAGATCATGGAAGCTATCTTTGGTCAAGGCGAGTTCTTTGACATTCAAGATGATATTCGAGATGTGAACAACAATCCCATCGATGTTGGAGTCCTAAAAGCCCAGTTGATGGAGGACTTCAAGCGGGACAAGATACGCAAATCTATTGATGCCATTGAGTTGATGGCAGAAATCTACGGCACAGGCATTGGCGAGATTGTTGTTAAGACTGAAAAGCAGTTTGTACCCTCTACTCAACCGATTCCTGGGCAAATGGGACAAGCCGCCATTGGCGTAGTGGAAAAAGACAGGATTTCAGTCAGAATTTCACCTGTAAATCCCAAAAACTTCTTATTCGACCCGAATGGAACCTCAGTTGATGACTGCATGGGGGTGGCAATTGAGAAATACATCTCCATTCACAAGATTGTTGAAGGCATTGAGCGTGGCATCTACCGCAAAGTAGACATTACGCCCACTTATGAAGATACTGACCTAGAACCTACCCAAGAGGTAAGCCAGTACCAGGATGAAAAGGTACTTTTGCTGACCTACTATGGTCTGGTTCCCCGTGAGTATTTAGAGAATCTTGAAGAAAACAAGAATATTGTTGAGTTATTCCCTGAAAGTTCTGCTGCTGAAGAATATTCAGACATGGTTGAGGCCATTGTTGTGATTGCCAATGATGGGCAGTTGCTCAAAGCAGAGGCAAATCCTTACATGATGAAGGATCGTCCTGTTCTGACCTACCAAGATGACACTGTTCCGAATCGTCTTTTAGGTCGTGGCACAGTGGAAAAAGCCTTCAATATGCAGAAAGCTATTGATGCTCAGATTCGCTCTCACTTAGATTCATTGGCGCTGACCACCAGTCCCATGATTGCAATGGATGCAACCCGTCTGCCCCGTGGTGCTAAGTTTGAAGTAAAGCCTGGAAAAGCCATTCTCACCAATGGCGCACCTTCAGAGATTCTGTATCCCTTTAAGTTTGGGGCAACTGATGGCAACAATCTAGCCACTGCTAAGGATTTCGAGCGAATGCTCCTGCAATCCACGGGAACTTTGGATTCTCAAGGGATGGTCAGTGCTGGTGCTAGAGACATGGGCCAAGGCGGTATGTCGATGGCAGTTGCCACCATTATCAAGAAGTACAAGCGTACTCTGGTGAACTTCCAAGAAGACTTCCTGATTCCCTTCATCCAGAAGGCGGCTTTTAGGTATATGCAGTTTGACCCAGAGCGTTACCCTTCTGTGGACATGACTTTCATTCCTACTGCTACCCTTGGCATCATTGCCCGTGAGCATGAGCAACAGATGTTTATTGGCTTGCTCCAGACCCTTGGCCCTAACACTCCTGTGTTGCCATTGATTCTGAAGGGTGTTTTGGCTAATTCTTCTCTGACCAACCGCTACGAGTTGATGGAACAGTTGGATAAGATGAGCCAACCTAATCCTGAAGCAGCACAAATGCAACAGATGCAACAGCAGTTGGCTATGCAAGCTGCCCAGGCTCAAATTGCTGTTAATACGACTCAAGCTGAACAGAATCGTGCAGAAGCACAGAAGTTGCAAGTTGAGACACAGTTGATGCCCCAAGAAGTGCAAGCCAAGATGAGTGCATCTTTGACCAAGAATTTACCCAATGAGGCAGATGCCAATCAAAGGGAGTTTGATAAGCGGGTCAAGATTGCTGACTTGATGCTCAAAGAAGCTGACATTAAGAACAAGTCAAAGATTGTTGAACTACAAATGGCTGATAAGGTAAATGCTCAGTCACAAGTTAAGCAAGACTTCCTTACCAAACTCACAGATGGTCTAAAGAATGGCTAATATCAAGGAACTTATCCAGAGTATTGAGTCAACAGACTCATCTTTTGATGAGAAGCTAAACGCCATCAATAAGATGGAAGAAACCTTGGTGGCTATGCGCCAACAAGAAGAACAAGCCGTTCAAGACAATGTAGACCTGATTGTTGAGGCCATCAAAGTGATGGAGAACAAGGTCACTGCACAACTAGAAGTTGCAAAGTCTATTGTTCCTGAGAAGGGTGACAAGGGAGATAAGGGTGACAAGGGTGCTGATGGCCTCCAAGGTGTAGATGGCAAGAATGGATTAAATGGTAGAGATGGAAAAGATGGAATTGATGGTGCAGATGGTGTTTCTGTAATAGATGCCAAGATTGACTTTGATGGTTCGTTGGTTATTACCTTGTCAACAGGTAAAGAGTTGAATGTTGGTGAAGTGGTTGCGCCTGACTTGGCAGAAAAGATCAAAGTCATTAGCACCATGTCCACCAATGGGGCGGTGGCTATCTTAGATGAAGGCACAAGCATCACAAGTGGTGTTAAGAAGATCAATTTTGTTGGTGCGACTGTTACTGCTACCAATTCAGGGGACGATGTAACTGTCAATGTAAGCGCAGGGACGGGAACTGTTACTAGCGTTGCGGCAACTGTTCCAGCATTTTTGTCTGTTACTGGTTCGCCAGTTACAACAAGTGGGACATTGGCAATTGCTCTTGCGTCTACGCCTACAAATGGTCAATTATTGATAGGCAATGGAACGGGGTTTTCATACGCCACGTTGACTGCTGGTAGCAACATTACAATTACAAATTCAGCGGGTGGTATAACTATCGCTTCAACTGGAGGTGGTGGTGGCTCAACACTTCCTATTACTAAAATGCAAGCACAATCATTTGGAGGCTTTTAAATGGCACAAAATACATCACCAGTTTTTCCCTTAGTTCCAGTAGTAAGTTGGGTAAACACGGGCGCAGTTACTGCTAACACAACTACTGACTTAACTTCTGGTACAAACTACAACTCAGGTTTTACAGCCAACGCAACCAATGGCTCTAGAGTTGACTTTATCCGTGTAAGGGCATTGGGTACAAACGTAGCAACAGTTATGCGTGTTTGGTTAAACAATGGATCGGCAACGGGAACCGCAGCTAACAATACATTGTTTTTTGAAAGAACATTGGCGGCAACAACTGTTTCACAGGTAGCAGAATTGACCGATGTAATTCTTCCAATAAATGTATCTTTGCCAGCAGGGTATAAGATTTATTACACATTTGGAACAGCCGTAGCGGCTGGTTATGGAATACAAGTAGTTGGTGGAGACTACTAATGTTTAATGGTTTTGCATCTACGCAAACTCCCACAGTTCAATGGTGGGATTACAGCAAACCAAACACAGGAACACAGACTATAAGTCTTGCAAATGATTGTGCGCCTGTTCAGTTTTTTGCTACGGGTGGAAGTACAACATCAATTATTTTATATTTACCATCAAATTCAGCGCAGGGTAAAACTATTATCGTTAAAAATGATTCATACCTCCAAAACGCTAATCAAAGTATTATTATTTATGATACATCTGCAAAAAATACCAGTGCCCAAATAGTTGCCTCAGTAGGCGCTGGTGGTTCTGTAATGCTTTGTTATATTGCTCAAAATACTTTAGCAAATACAAATTCTACTAATACTACTCAAAATTGGGTAATTATCAATAATACTTCTAATGGAGGTGCTTATAATACTTTCTCAACAAATGCGGGTGGTTATAACAATCGAACAGTAGGAATTTATGCAGTAGTATCAGGAGGACTTAATAATAATTCAAGTAATAATTATAGTGTTGTTGCAGGTGGTAATGGTAATACTGCAAGCGGTCAATATGGCACAGTTTCTGGCGGTGATACTAATAATAACGGAGGAAACTATTCAACAATTAGTGGTGGAAGAGCAAATACAAGTTTTTCAAGTTATTCAACAATAATCGGTGGATTCAACAGCACAGTAAACTCTGACTATTCTGCCATTCATGGTGGTGCATATGGAACAGACAGGTCTATTGTAGGAAATTCAGTATTTCCTGCTTGCATTACCCCAATAACAACTACACAAGGCGCATCACAAAGTTCATTACTTGTTTTAGGTAAAGAAACAACCAACGCTACTGCAACAGTTTTATGTAGCAATTCGTCAGCCGCATCCTCATCAAACCAAGTAATCTTGCCAAACAATTCTGCTTATGTATTTCAAGGAACTTGTATTGCAAACATAACTGGTGGCAGTACAACATCAGGTTGGAAATTTGAAGGCGTAATTAAACGAGGCGCAAATGCCGCATCAACTACGTTGGTTGCCGCAGTAACTCCAATTGTAATTGCCCAAGATGTTGCGGCGGCTACATGGGTATTAGCAATTACCGCAGATACAACAAATGGCGGCATAAAAGTTGAAGTAACAGGGGTGGCGGCAACCACTATTCGATGGGTTAGCAGAATTGAAACAACTGAGGTAACTTACTAATGGCACTCAAAATCTCTATTTCTACAAGTAATGTTGGCGTACCTTTTACGGATGCTTACGCAAGAATAACCAATATTCATGCAAACAAAGACCAATGCCAATATCAAGTGTCTGTGTCTGCAAATGCAGATGCTAGGCAAGCCAACGCTCAAGAGGTGGCAAGTCATGCCTTTTATTGTGCAACTCCAGCGGATAACTTGATGGAAAGCCTGTATGCTGACTTGAAAAATCAGGTTGGCTTTGAAGGAGCAATGGATTGCTGATAAACAATTTTTAAGGGTTTAAATGTTTGGTTTCGCATTATTTGCAGAGTTTCCATCACTTACAACCAATAACAACGTAGATGGTAGAAACAATACAGGGTGGATATTTAGTGTTGTTGCTCCATCAACAGCAACAGACAACTTCTTGATGTTTTTCTAAAAGCACTTACAATTTGATGTATAAAGGAATCAATCATGGCAACCACAGTATCTCTAAAACCTAATGCTGTTGAAATCTCTGGCTCTACATCAGGGACAACCACATTGCAAGCAACTGCGGTAGCTGGTACTACCACTTTGACGCTTCCTGCGGCTACTGACACTTTGGTTGGTCGAGCAACGACTGATACGCTGACCAATAAGACGCTAACGGGTGCGGCAATGAATGGCACTTTAGGAGCAACTACTCCAAGTACCGCATCTGTAACCACACTGACTACATCATCGACCATTACGCACAATGGTGGCACTGCCAACGGCGTTGCCTATTTGGATGGCTCCAAGGTGCTGACTACGGGTAGTGCGTTGGTGTTTGATGGTACGAATTTGGGCGTGGGTGTTACGCCAACCGGATGGAGTGGCTTAACAGCTATTCAAGTTGGACAAGCTGCATCACTTTTTGCACAAAGTGGTGGGAATTTTATTGGCGGTTATGTTGGCTCAAATATATATTACAACGCAGGGTGGAAATACATCCGCAATGGATACGCAACAAAATACAGCTTTAATGAAACTAATAATGGACAGCATCAATGGTGGATAGCGCCTAATAACACCAGTGGGGCAGGAGCCGCCGCTACTGAAACCCAAGCAATGACCCTTGATGCTAGTGGTAATTTATTAGTGGGTACTACAACAACTAGTCCGGGTAGTGGAAATACGGCAACTGGTAACTATTTGGGAGCATTAGGGGTTGCTTCTTTCAGTAGATCCGGTGATGCCTGCTTAACCATTAACACCAACACCAATAGCAAAGTATGTCGTATTTATCGTTCTGGAAGTGAAGTTGGAGACATTACGGTTACGACTACATCTACAGCATTTAATTCAACATCAGACTACAGACTTAAAACGGTGCTTAGCGCAGTATCTGATTCTGGCTCTCGCATTGATGCACTTGAGCCAATTGAATACATATGGAACTCAACTGGTTTACACACCCGTGGTTTTTTGGCTCACAAGTTTCAAGAAGTTTATGCAAACAGCGTAACTGGTACTAAAGACGCTGTAAATGATGAAGGAAAACCAGAATATCAATCAATGCAAGCAGGAAGTTCTGAAGTCATTGCTGACCTTGTAGCTGAAATTCAATCCCTTCGTAAACGCCTATCTGCACTGGAGTCAGCATGATTACTTGGAACATCAGCCAACTTGACCGACAAACCTCAGATGGTTTTGTCACTACCGCACATTGGCAAGCAAATGCAACAGATGGGGATTACTCTGCATCTGTTTATAGCACTTGCTCATGGAGTGATGGCACTGCAACTATTCCTTACGCCAATTTGACCAAAGAAACAGTCTTAGGATGGATTTGGGCCAATGGTGTGGATAAATCGGCTACTGAAGCTGCTTTGAATGCTCAGATTGTGTTGCAAAAGAATCCTACTAAAGCCACGGGAGTGCCTTGGTGAGTCCTGAATTACAGCATTACTATGAAAATCGCTTCTCAATGATGGGAAGTGATGGGTGGAAAGACTTGGTGGAGGATATTGACACCATGATTGCATCCTTGAATAATATATCTGTGATTTCTGATGAGCAAAGCCTACAATTCAAAAAAGGTGAACTTTCTATACTTACTTGGCTGAAAACCTTGAAAGAGGCAAGCGAGAGAGCATACGAGGAACTCAATGAAAAGAATGTTTGATTTTGCCTGTGCAAACGGGCATAAAACCGAAAGACTGACTGATTATGAGTCGATCAGTTTTAGGTGTGAATGTGGTGAAAC